CGCGGCGCTCAAGTTCCATCGGGCGTGTCCTCCTGGGCGGTAGTCGTGTCTTCGGCATCGTCTTCTGGCGTGCCGTCCGCTGGCTCGCCCGGCGTGTCCTGCGGCATCGGCTGCGGATCTTGCGGCTCCTGGCCTGCCTTCTCCAGCGTGGTCATGTTCAGCTGAATGAAGTGCTGATCGCCTTGCGGGCCGATCGGGTTGAGGTTCTCAAGCTCACGAATCTCGTTCACCGTCATCCAGCCATTCTGCAGGGCGGAAACGTAGTAGGCAGACCGGCTCGCGTGGTCGCCGCGAAGCAGGCCACTCACGCTGTGCTCAGCGAAGTATTTCTCGTCATCTACGATTAGGTCGCGGCTGATCGCGGCCTCCCACCGCTTCAAGTGCGGCAGCAGGCAGTGCTGCACAAACTCTGTGCCCTGCACCTCGATGTTGTTGAACGTGCTGCGGTCCAGCATCTGGATCATGTGCGGCGGCACGCGAAACGCCCGACAGATTTCAACCACTTGGAAAGCCCGGCTCTCAAGCATCTGGGCTGCTTCGTTTGAGCCGCTGAGCTCGTGGGCCTTCACGCCGTTAGGCAGCACAGCTGTGCGGAAAGCACGATCAGCACCACGGTGCATCCGCTCCCACTGCTCGCGAAGTCGCTCGGCCGCTTCGATGGGAATCGGGTTGTCACTCTCCAGCACGATGCCGGGCCGAGCACCGTTGCCGAAGTACGTGCTGCCGTGTGTCTCAAGGGCCTGGGCCAGGCCAATGGCGTTCTGGAAAATCTTGTATGTCGGGATCGCCTTGATGCCGTCTTCGGTCGTGAATCGCAGGGCGAAGATCTGCTCCTGGCTGTAGATCGTCTGCTGGCCACTTGGCTCGCGGTAGCGATACCGCAGCGTGCCGTCAGTCAACCGCTCTGCCTCCATGCGGCTGGAGTGCAGCGGCCACAACTCAGACACGGCACCTCGAGCACCTGGGCGGATCTCGGCGTAGCTCGCACCGTAGTGGAGGTACATGCCGGTCATCCAATCTCGGAACTCTTGGGCCGTCTGCCACGGGTTGGGCTGCTGGTGCAGGAGCCGATACACAGGATGACTCGTGGCCTTCTGTTTCCCGCCGTTGGCCATCCGCTCGTAGATGTGCAGCGGCAGGGCTGATACCGCATCCGATATGACACGGATGCAGGCGGTATACGCCGAGCACGCCATGGAGTTGTCAGCGTTGACGCGAATGCCGGAAGGCGTGCGGCTGGAACTCACTTCGGGCCAGTCGATGCCACGCAGGTCGAACATTTTGAAGTCGGCGGCGGCGTTTTCGCTCATAGCGTCATCATGTCCCAGGACTGTTCTGGCGTAGCTGCGGTTGCCTTCTGCCACAGCCCGATGGCCATGACTAGCGACACGATGCCGTCTATGCGTTCCGTTGACTTAGCCTTGCTTGGCTTAATGTTTCCGGCTGCGGAATCCTGCTGAATGGCCACGTTGGAAGCCTGCCACGAAAGCACTGGGTGCCCACCGTGCAGCACCTTCCCACTCACAACAAGGTTCTCCAGCTGCTTGCTAGGTGCCGACAGAGAGCCGTAGCCCTGTCGAAAGTCTGACATGGGAAGCCCGTCGCCTTGCAGTTGTTGGCCGAGTTGCGCGGAGTTCCACGGGTCCAGGCCGATGCCGCAGACCTTGTACTTACTGGCGATGGCATTGATGTCTGACCGCACTTGGTCAAAGTCGGTGACGTTGCCATCGGTCATGTTCAGATGCCCCTGCCGATGCCACGTCAGGTATGGCACCTTGTCGCGTCGCTCTCGCTGGTGGGCGTTGTCGCTCGGTATCCAGAAGTGCGGCTCTATCCAAAAGGTGCCATCATCGAGCGGGAAGAGCAGCACCAGGGCTGTGGTGTCAAAAGTGGTGGCCAAGTCCAGCCCGGCCCAGCACTCTCGGCCGGCGAGATCAACGGGGCAAGGCTTGTCGCCTTGGGCCCAGTGATCCATCCGCAGCCACCTCGTTGACTGTTCCGTCCATTGGTTCAAAAAAAGTTGGCGAAAAACATTTTCATAAGTCGGCATCTCAACCGCTCGAGCACATTCGCTCCGCAGGAAGTCCATGCGCACGGAAACGCCAAGGTTTGGATTGGCCTTCTTCCACGTCTCTTCGGCTTTCCAGTCATCCGCAATGTCGGCCGCATAGATTGCCGGCAGAAACGTCTCGTCTTTGACCGTGCCGGCGGCCACAGCCTCAGCGTATTTCCAGATTTCCCAGCAGACGCTTTTGCGGTCAAAGCCTGCCGTAGTGAGCGCCACCGTGAGAGGCTGACGCCGAGCACCCTGGCTGCTCAGCATCACTTCCCACATCTCGCGGTTTGAGACGTGGAGCTCATCGAAGATGACGCCGTGAGCGGAGAGCCCATGTTGAATACCGGCCTCCGCACTCAACGCCTTGTACGTTCCGTGCGTCGCCTCTCGCACGATCGCGTTCCGGTAAACCTTGAGATGCTGACGCAGGACGGGCGACTGCTCGACGTAGACGCGGGCCATGTCAAAGACGAGCCGGGCCTGATCGCGTGAGGCTGCGCAGGAATAGACTTCACAGCCCGGCTCGTTCTCCATCAGCAGCTTGAGGGCGATGCCCGCGCATAAACTGCTCTTCCCATTCTTGCGCGGAATCGCCAGCAGGCTGGTGCGGACTTTTCGCACGTCGCCCTCTGTGGCGAAGAGCTTTCGCACGTAGTCCTGCTGCCACGGCTCGAGCGTGAACGGCTTGCCGCCGAGCTCGCCCTTGGCGTGCGTCAGGTGCTTGTGGAAGAAACGCACCGCCAGGCACGAGGAGCACTTTTCGCACGGGTGCTCAAGCGAACATGCGGGCGTCTTCTTCGTCTGATTGCGGGCCATTCTCAACCGCCGAGACTCGTGCCAGCGCCGAGGCCGTCAGGCCGAACTCGGCCGCGAGCTTAAGCATCTGGTTTCTCGCGTCGCGTTTGCGGTTCCACGCCGGGTGATTGCTTACCCTACCTTTGTCGTCCATGAACGTGGCACCGTTGGCCTTGAGCTCACGGTCTGCCTCAATCATGTCCGCGAGCGAATCGCAGTAAGCGGCGAGCGTCTGCTGGTGGCGCGGGCTCATGACTTTGGACGCCTCAAGCATCGGCACGATTCGCTCCCACTCCTCGCGGGCGAGATCCGAGAGCCAATGCGGAGCAGGCGGAATGCCTGGAACGGCGTCGATGCCGGACTTGTGCGGGCCCCTAACCCGAGCCCCGCGAAGCTTAAGTAGCGGTTTAGGCGTCGGCTTGCGGCCCTTGCCCATGTTGCAAACTCCCAATTTCGGCCCCGCGTATAGAAGCAGGAACTTCTGGTTTTCCTCAGACGGGGGGGTAGGGATCCGAACGACCCCCCCTCTGCCGCTCCGCGTTGGTCTTTCGGCTGTGGCACGACACGCACCGGGCCGCACCGTTCTGCACGTCATAGCGTCGCTCAGGTGCCACGCTTACTGGCACTACGTGATCTGCGTGCATGTCACGGCCACAGGCCACACGGCCGCAGTCAACGCATTGCCAGTGGCATCGGTTCAGCACCGCTTGCCTCCACGCCTTGTGAGCGGCTGAGCAATAGCCACGGGCTGCCGCGTTGGGCCTGGCCTCTCGCATGCGAGGGCCAAGACGCAGCGGCCTATGGCTGGGGATCTTGGTAGGCACGTCAGCTCTTCAGCATCACCACGCCAGCGGTGCCCGTGCTGTTGGTGGTGGCCGAGACGATCTTGAGGTACTCGGTGCCAAACACTTCATCGGGCAGGGCATACGCTCGCCCGTCCGTGCTCGAGGCAGAGAGCGTCAGGTCCGCCACGCTGCCGTCTGACTTGTAGAGTCGGCGGAAGGTGCCGGCCGTGCTCGTGCCTACCCACATCTGGAGCGTGCTGGCGTTCGTGCTCATCGTGCCCAGCGACACTACAGCACCAGCCACATCGCGCATGTCCAGCGTGGTAGCTGATGCCGTGGCCGTGTGCAGGGTGATATCAAAGTCACGGTTCTTGCGGCTCAGAATGTTGTCGGCCATGGGTAGCTCCTGGGTGTGGTTACTGTACGGGAATCTGCGGCAACTCTTGCAGTTCACTAGCTCACAGGGCTAGGGGACTCCTCTGGCACCAGTTGCGGCACGGTTTCTGTGGCAAACTTAAGGTCGGCCAGCGGAACCACCTCCACGCTGGCGAAGTTGCTTGCGTCCAGCCGTGCGAACCCGGCCGCGTAGATGCCGCCTTCCGCGAGGCACTGCGGCAGTATGTCGGCAACGTGACACCAGCGACCATCGGCTAGGGCGGCAGGGTACACGGTGCAGCGAGGGTCGCCGTACCATGCGTGGAAGTTGAGCATCTTCTGGGCGAGGGCGGTGTCGAACACAATCGCCAGCGTCTGGAGCGTGGCTGTGTCGGGCAGCGGCGTGGAAAGGAAATCTGCAAGTGTCATGCTCTACCTAGTGCTGCTTGGAAGGTGTTCACAGCGTTTGTTAGCGACGTAACTTCCGCAGCCGACAAGCCCGTGCCTATGGAATAAAACCCATAGGTTCGCGGATCAAAGAACGTATTGCTGATGGTGCTGTTTCGGCTGACAAATACTGCGGCATTTAAAGTGCTGGCGGTTGGCGTTGTCGATGTGGAGTTTGTGGCGATTGCTGTGCCTGCGGCATACGCCACCAGCGATGTCGCAGAAGTCCGCGAAGCAACCAGCAGTCCGTTCGCGTTGTTGGTCACGTTCGCAAACGCACCCCACTGAGCGTACACGGTTCCATCTGTGGCAACACCGAAACCACTCCCGCCCGCCAAGTTCACGCCGACCATCCCATGAAAAGAAGAAGAACTTGAGCGGTTCCTGCAATACACAGCCGCGTGCCCGCTGGTGGTGCTTGGCAGCGTGTTCATCGGAAAGCCGGTGTCTAGGTACTTGCTCGTCCCATTCCCCGTCAGCCCACCACTTGCCCCCGTCTCCGCGTAGTCGGTGCCGACGCCGACGAAGGCGTTGTTGGTATCGGTGGTGTTGCCGAACTGCGTGCCACCAAGCGACGGCCCCCGATAGAGCGGCACCAGTGCGGCGTTGAGATTTGAGCCGCAGAAAAGGTTGAGCCGGTAGAAGCGGTCGCGGATGCCAGCCGATGCGATTGCCGCACAAAACTTCGACACGGCTGACAGAGTTGTTCCGCTCACGCTGCCGCCGTTGGCAACAACGCGAGCCGCCCATGCCGCCGCTTCTGGGTGCAGTGTCGATCGCGGCCTCAGCAGTCTCGGACTCATCGCCATGTCAGTTCTCCTGCGGCATGTCGCCGGCTCGGGGCTGCAACGCATACAGCAGGCGTGTCTGCTCGCTCACTGCCTTGCTGATCTCACGCTGCGTCTCGCTCAGGCTCTTCACAAAGGCCCTGTGCTCCTCAACGAGGGGCAGCAACACGTCAGCCCGCAGCACCCAGCCGCAGGCAATGGCTACCAAAGTGGGAAATCCCCACCGCTCAATGATCCCGTACAGAGTCTCTTTCGCTTGGTCGGTCACTGCATGGCCTCCAGCATCTCGCCACGATTATCCAGCCAACGCTGCACGATTTTCTTGACGATCTCGCTGATGATGGCCGCCAAGATGATGCTGGCG